CATACCGTTCTCTTTGACGGTAACAATGTCGTTTCCTGATTGAGGACCAGCCAGTCTTTCGCCTAAGTCAAAGTCCACAACGTCACGTATGACCCTACGAGCGGCTTCGTTCTTCATGCCAGCCTCAATAGCGGCACGAGCATTGCGAACGATGGTCTCCATAAAGTCGTCTAGCGGAGCCTCTGAACCCTTGAGTTTCTTGGGTTTAGCAACACCAGCGATGGGAGAGAATACCTTTGGACCAGCCGTTTTCTCGCCGTCAAGCTGACGGTAGAAAGGAATGTAATCCCAGTTCTGTGTCCATATCTTAGCTTCTTGTGGGGAGATAACACCTGTATCCATCATGTACTTAACCAAGCCTTGGTTGTACTTTTGATAGTCGTCAAACACAGTGGCGAACTCAGGGAACTGCTTTTCTAGCTCCTTGCCAGCTTCGATGTCTTCCTTGGTGAAAGTCTTCTCACGACCTTCAGCATCCAGCCTTCTACCCCTGCGAGTACCAGCGTAGAACTGGAATGTCTGGAATATGTACGGATCGTTGTATTTCATCAACGGCTCAAGAATCGGGATCAGACCCTTAACTGTGCCCTTCATATCACTAACGAATGTATAGCCCATGTCAAAGACAGGTACGCCGTCTCTAAACGAGGATGCCGCAACACCAGCCGCACGGTCAGACTGCAATGCCGCCGCAATTGCTGATGTCTCTGCCAGCAACTGATCTTCGCCAAACTGCTCTCCACGCAAGCGGGAAAGGAGTTCTATTGATTCGTATTTATTAACTAAACCTTGGCGGATCTTGGTAATCGCAGTTGGAGAAATAGCATCCATTAAACGCTCTACAAAACCAGCTTGCTTACGTTTTGTGGTGGTAGCTCCTATACGCTCGTTTAAACGGTCAGATAGCTGGCTGCGTAGGGAGAAACGAATATCAGGGCTTTCAGGATCAAAAGTACCAATATTTCCAGTAGCGGATTTAATTTGATTTGGCTCAAATGCTACAACGTGTCTGTCTCCATCAAGCAACCCATCGTACCCACCAACTTCAAATACACGCTTCATTGCTGCTGTAGAGAAAGTAATGTTTGGAAACGGGAAACCTGCTCGTTGAGATTTTTCTTTAAATAAATCTACTTTTGACTTTACCCAATCAAATAGCAAATCAGGGTTTTCTTTACGTAATTCATCTCTAAACTGCATTACCATTTCGTTGGTAATTTTGTTTTTCTTTGAAAGATCAAATGGGTTTTTAACGTTTAAATAAACGGGCATGATGTTTGCACCATCATTTTGTGAGGCATATTTATTTGCTTCATCAATATCAGATGTAAAATAAAAGCCGTCTGGCATACCAGTACGATTTGTTTTTTGTGCAATTATGAATTCATCAAAATCTTTTGTTGTGCCGTGATACATAAGCTTTGGACTTCCGTCCTCGTTTACGATCTTACTGCCTTTAAAGAATCGCTTAAACTCTGGTGTTTCTGGTGCACGTAACAAGAAACGAATGTCTGGTGACGTTGTGGGTTTTTGATTTGTAACAGATTTTATTTGATTAGGTTCAAATGGAACATAAGACTTGCCTTCGCCTTCTCTGTCATTCTCATAAACTAAGCCATCGTAGCCGTTCTTTTTCAATAACTTTACTAACGCATTACCCAATGGCAACGTTGCGTAATTATTTTTTTCTTGCAAAGTCTCATACTGCTCTGGCGTAATAAGATCTATGTCCATCATCTCATCAGCAAGATAGTCTGGCGCAAAAGAAGCCATATGAGAAACGGTAAGCGGTTTCTTTATAGAAAGGTAATACTCACCAATGCTTGGGTCTTTTGCATCAAAGTCATACTGTGTGCCACGGAACTCAGCCTGCTCCTTTGTGCCAAAATGAAAACCCATGCTGGACAAATCAGTTTTGAACTTAGGAGAAAATTCTGTAATGCCTTTGTTTTTTGTTATGTGGTAAACAACCAAAGGATCGCCAGCCTCATCTACAACCTTGCTATCTTTAAAGAATTCTTTGAATTCCTTAGTGTCGGGTGCAGTTATTCCTTGTCGGAGGGAGAATCTTGGCTCTCTGCCTGATTTTTTGACTGCCGATCTAACTGAGTCGGTAAAGGATTCACGGAGATCGTCAAGCCCTCCTTGTATATTGGGTCGTTCGGGTCTGCCTGCTTGAATCCCAGCGACAAGGCTAGTTCCACTAGGCTCTTCTTTCCAGTCATGATAGTTGTACTCCGATTTTGCCCCAAAGAATTCTTGGGATTCTATTGTTGATATTTCATTAAGTGCCGCAGTAACGTCAGCAAGTCCTTGTGTAAATGCTTCGTCAGTAGTTAAGAAAGGATTACCATCTTCACCACGATAGTTAATCATAACCAATTCATTGCCACGCAGTCTAGTAAATCCAGCATCTTCGCCAAATTTATCTTGGAAAATAGCAAGCATCTTCTTCTGCTGTGCTGGCGTAATGGCTACCGTATCAAACTTTAACTTAAAACCAAGCTGATCTGTTTCTAGCAACTTGGGATCAGCCCTGAATAACGGGGTTGCATCCTGTTTAAACACGTAGGACATTGCATTTGCCATGTCGTTTGCATCTTTTTCTGCTACGGCAGCATCGTCATTGACAATCTGCACGATTAAGTTTGGATTTACTTTGTTGGCATAAGCTCCAGAACCAACAGTTACACGGATCTTGCTGGTAATTCCAAGAAAATCCGCAATGGATTGAACTGTACCCTCGTTGGCAATCTCTTTCGTAAGTGCTTCTTTGTCTGCAAAAGCCAATTCCTCAGCTTGAGACATGGTTGTTTTTACTGATGGAATAACTTCGCCAGTAATATTCTGTACACGTGTTTTGATTTCTTTGGACGGCTCACGCAACGCTTCTGTAACAGGCAAGCCTGCAACCCGCTTATTCATCTGATAAGAGTAGTCAGCAACAGCACGTTCAAACGCAAATTGATTTAACTCCGCATCGGTTAAATCGTTCTTCCAGCCTTTTTTACGGTAATCATTAAACGTTGTTTTGGCTTTCTGCGTTACCCACGATGCGGCTTGTATTTGACGAGGGGCTAGATCTAGCTTAGATGCCAGCAAACGCACCATATTCTCGGCTAATTCATACTGGGCATCGGTTGGAGCATCTTTACCGAAGATCATGCGGGTCATGTGCAGATCAATGGTTGAACGACCGCTGTCTCTGCCTTCCATTGCTTCCATTAAGTTGGAATAGAATGTGTTGGTTTTACGTCCCTCCCACTCCTCACCAAAGTTAAGAAGCGCATCAACCTTTTTGTTTTCGTTCTCTGTGCCGACTTTAATTGGTCTGCCTTCAACAAACTGTGTCCATGCGTTAGCTGCTTTGGTGAAGTTTGCCGCTACTTCTGTTTTGGCAGACGTAATAGCAATGACTTGGAAGAACTTTTCAGCTAATACATCGTTGCCATTAAAGGCATTAAGTACTGCTTTTGCTGATTTCTCGTACCAATCCTTGCCTTGTAATCCTTGAGCAGTAAAGTCTTGTAGCTTTTTAACGGCTTTTCTAACGTCTGCCAGCGTTTCGTCAGACTTCATACCAGCGATACGAGTGCCTACCTTCTTGATTAGGTTCTGCAATTCACGTTCGTAGATCCTAGCTTGCTGAACATCAAGCGGTGTAATGTCTTTCTTTTCTGATCTAAACGATAGTCTTGCTGGTTTAGCCTCATCAGCCACCACGTCTTTGGTTGGTTTCTGTTTACCTTCTTCAACTCTAGTAAAGATGTCGTCTGCGGTCTGGAATCCTAGCTTTTTGAAACCGTTGCTGATTGCTTCGAACAGCTTGTTTAAACGCATCCAAATGTTGCCGATCATGCCAGCAGGTAGATTTCCTGGCTTGAAGTTTCTAAACGCTTCGGCAATGGCTTCTTCGTAGATGTATTCATCAAAACCCGACAGATTACCGTTATCGGCTTTGTATTTTTCTTTGTACGAATCAAACAAGTTTGTATCTTTGATGTACTTCTGAACCCACTCAGACTTGGCTTTGTTAGTGAGTACTTTCCACTCTTGATCTGTAAATGCGCCCAATTCCTTGAGGGCATGGATAGACTCATGACGTAGCGTACCCATAGGGTCTTTTGAGTCCATCGCAATAGCAATGACTTGCTGGACGTAGTAGCCGTCAACTGTACCGTTCTCAATACTATCGATTAGGCGTAAGGCTACCTTTTCCAAACCAAAACGTTTCAACGCTGGCAACAGGGTTTGGCGTAGTTTTTCAACGTTATCTTGAGCTTCTTTAGAGAAGATGCCCATCTTTTCAAGGCGCTCTTTACTGCCTTCTAGTCCTTGAGTTGTAGTAATGGCTATGCCACGATCTGTCTCAATGGATTGCCGCTCGTCCAGTTCTTTCTGGGCGAGATCGGTATAACGTTTAACTCGACCTGTCTGCTTCTGGGACGCAGCAGAATCAACAATCTGCTGCAATGTCTCATCGTTTAAACGGCTTATACCGTATTGTTCTGCTTGTTCTTCGGTATCAAAACGAACCTGTGGCTTGTTCTTCTCGTAGAAAGTAAAGCTGTCTTTCGCTACGGGCTTAGTACCAACAGGAACAATCTGTACTGGATCCGCAAAACCTTGTTGTTGCTGGCGTAGATCCGCAATTGTTCCGTTTGCTACCTGATCCTGCCCATAGTAATTGGCAGACTTAATAAAGAATTCATTGCTTTGGTCTTGTCCCAAGGCTTGCATTTGGGTTAACTCTGCGTTGCGAGCGGCAACTGCTTTTTGTAGTTTCTGTACTTCTTTTTCTAGACGGACAATCTCAGCCTGACGGTTCTGTTCAAACGCAGCAGCATCCCGATTTGCTTCTTCTTGAGTCTCCCTGGAAGTCAAAACACGAGCACCAGCCCGTAGTTCATAGGATTCTGGAACCTCACCCTGTTTAAACGTCTCCTTACGGATGTCCATGCCACCAGGCAGCGGCTGCATATCTGTAGCAGGTTTAAACGTTTCAATCGTGCTGCCAGTCGAACTGAGCCTGACGTTGCGCTCAAGCAGTCCGTCTTTAACCGCTTGGTCTAAGATACGCCGCTGGTCTTTCTCTTGCTTTAAACCGCTGTACTTCTCAATCTGTTTGAGAACGCTGGATACACCATTCTCTTGGTCGCCCATTTCCTTGAATTCTTTGGACAATCCCCTGAGTGTGTCGTTGTACTGCTCAGGTGTATAGTATTTTGCGTTGGTTAAACCAGCCTCAAGAATGCGTGTTTCGTCTCCAGGTTTGACGTTTTGAATAGCCTGTGCCACTGCTAAACGCTGGGGAGGGGACATGGCATCTAGGTTGTCTGTGCCTGTCGTGCGGATTAAGAAGTCTCTAAAGCCTTGGGTTGTTGTATCGATTCCACGTTGTTGCGCTGCAGCAGTAAGGGTTTGTGCGGGAATATTCTGATCCGCAGTGTAGCCAGTACGTGAAGCGATTAAGCGGTTTAGTACGCCCTCGGCTGCGACAGACTCTTCTGGTTTAAACACATCAGCCAGATCTTCGATGGAGAAGGTGCGACCAATACGTGGCTTACCCATCTCCAGTCTACGTTTGTTAATCTCAGCCACTTCTTTGGCGCTAAGATCGGTGCTCTTAAACCGACCCAGCGGATCAATCAGTGGGTCTACCACCTCTGGCATTTCAATACGCTGTTCTGGCGCAGGCAAAGCTAAAGTGGTTGGAACACCAAGATTTTGGGCAGTTTGTTCAATCTGTTGTTTTTGTGCCAAAGCGGCTTCACGCTGGGCGTTCTGACGATCGACAATGGCTTGTTTTTTTTGCTCCTCTTCCATCTCTGCGCCTTGACGTATTGTCCGTCCACGCTCAAGATAGGTTCCAGGGACACCCAATGTGCCACCAAGCACAGCACCGCCAATAAAGCTGTCAAAGTACTCGTCTCTGGCTTGCGGATCTGTCAGGCTTAAGCCAGCCTGTAAACGCTCTAGGAACTGCTGTCCTGCTTCTGTGGTTCCCTCGATGCCAGCCGTCTTTAATGCGCCAGCGCCATAGGCTCCAGTCGTTTTGACAATGCCTTGTTCGGCAATTTTCTGTGCAACTTCAGGGGTAATTTGCTTACCAGCAGCGCCAAATATCTTGCCGATTCCAGGCATCATGCGGAAAGAAACAATATCTAATGCGGCTTGAGGCGCAGCGGCAGCTGCAGCACTAGAAAGGCTAGTTTCAGCCAGTCTTAAATTGGGGTCTTCCTGCATTTGGCGGGATAAGTTAGACCCCGTAAATTGAGTTAAAGAGGCTAGTCCAGCACCACCAATACCAATTGCAGCGGCTGTTGGAGCAGAAACTGGAAGGGTAGCTGCGGCGACACCAGCGGCTAAAGGAGCTGCGGCGTAGGGGAGTGAACCACCAAGTAATTCTTTAAATTTAGTAAAAGGGGCTTCAGCAAAGCCTTCCTCGGTAGGCGTAAACATACGCTGTGCAAGGCGCTCTTTCTGCTCCCTGTACTGCTCAGCCGCCTCGGTATCCATAATGCCAGTACGACCCGCTAATGCGGCAATGTCACCCTTTAAACGCTCTTTACCTGCTTTAAACGCACCAGTAAACCCAGTATCAGGCGTGATTTGTTTCTCTTCGGTAATGCGTCTTGCCGTTTCTAAAACAACGGATTTCTCTGTGCCATCAGGGAACTCTAAGATTGTTCCATCAAATAACTGAGCGGTAATTGCCATGCTAATCCTTTATTTGATTTCTTTACCTTTTTTGTCCAGTTTTATCGTGGGACTTTGGGCGGGCGATGCGTTTATTTTACCGTAATCAACGTTAAAAGCATCCCTATATGTCTGTAAGAATGCAGGATCATTAGATAAAATTATCCGCATTTGCTCTTCAATCTTTGCAGCAACGTTCGGATTCGACAGGTCTTCACCCAACAAACCCTGTTGTTTGAGACCAGCGATTGCTACATTCCGAGCGTCATCCCGCATGGCTTTTACTGCGTTTAAACTATTAGCCCGCTGACGCTCGCTCAACTCAGCCTGACGAAGATTTAGAGTGCTTTCTCTTCCGCCCTTGGCAATATCAGCTAAATCTTGATAACGTAAGGCTGTAACCTGAGATTTATCCAAGGCAGCCTTCTCAGCCGCACGTTGTTTATTGGCTTCAGACAGGTATTGAACACCAGCCAAACCGCCCTTGCCAACGTTCTCAAACGCATACTGAGATGTACCGCCAAGCATTCCTAAGCCAGCCGCAAGCAGCGCCATGTTCTTGTCTTGCTTTCGTTGCGCAGCAAGTTCTTCACGACCTGAAGCTTGTTGTTCCAAGAACGCATCCAATCTGCTTTTTACTGGTTCCGCCTTCTTAGTCTCTGGTACAGGCATACCGCTTGTGGTGTCTCTCATCATGGCGGCAAGTGTGCCAGCACGAGTGGATCCAGCAATCATCTCATCTGGGGTAAACCCTGCCCCTTCTACTACAGCAGTCTCAGAAGGTTTCGGAGGCACTGCAATAGGTTTGGCAGGGGTACCGCCATAAAAACCACCTGGCTGTGCGTCAGCATCTCTAGACCTAATGACTGGTTTAGTAAAGTAATCCCTAATGCCTCTATAGTATTCAGGAATCTTACTAAAATCAGGCGTTATAGCCCTGTTAAACCTTGTCAAATCTTCCTCAAACTCAGATATACCTTCAACTTCGTCACCTGTTTTAAAATGCTGAACTTCTCCGCCTTTAGCTAAGGTAACGCCACGGATATATCCTTGGGTTTCTTTTGGTAACTTGCTAGGATCTGCGCCAGCCGCAAGCCATTTATCAGTTGCACCTGGACCCATGTTGTAAGCAATCATTGCCACGATGGGGTCTTTGTATCTATTTAAAAGTACGCTGGCGTACTCATCGCCAACACGGCGCAGTTCGTCAGGGTCGTTGCTCTTTGCTGGACGGATACCAAATCCAGGGTCTCGTGCCGTTGCAGGCATGACTTGCATCTCGCCTAAAGCACCTTTTGAAGAAGTCAATAGGTTGCCGTCTTTATCGTAGCGGCGACCACCACTTTCTTTCGCCATAATCTGCGAACGCAGACGTGCAAGACCATCTTCACCACGGGCTTCAATGCCTCTTGACGCACCAGCTGGGATAGGATCTCTATATCGAACACCTACGCCAGCGTTCTCTGTTGGCATTCTTTGTGCTGTAGGCATTCCTTGTTCTGAACCAGCCATCATGGCACGTTCGCCTTCAGCCATAGCTTGAGCATACTCAGCCAAGATGTCGTTATCGTCATCATCTTCGTCAAGGTCAATTAAATCACCCTTGGCAAAGGCTACGATACCGCCTCCTGCGTACTGCCTTTCAGGAATAGGCAATTGAGCCACACCCGCATCTGCTGGCATTTGTGCTGGCATCTGAGGCATTTGCTGTGGCATCTGCATAGGCATTTGTGGAGCTTGCTGCGGCATTTGCGGAACCGTATTGGCTGGATTCTCGGCTTCAATATTTTTAGCCATTACCTGTTCCATTACGGAAGGCTGATTGGCTGGCTGTTGCAATGCCTTAGAGCGGGAAACGGCTTCCATCATCTCGGCTTTTCTAGCCAAAATTGGAGCAAGCATTTCCTTGTCAATCTGTTTCTTCTGCGCCATCTGCATAATCATGGCTTGTGGTAATTTAGCCAGATCGTCAATCGAGCTGGATTGTATTTTTAAGGCGCTAAGGATGCTCATTATTAACCTTTGCCAAGCATATTAAAGAGGGACAGACCGCCCAATCCAATACCAGCTAATTGACTTGCAAAGCTTGGGGGTGGAGTTGTCACTGATTGAGTACCAAGAGTGTCGCCCAAAGGAACGCCACGTAAGATGTTTGCGAAAGAGCCTACTTGTTGCTCTGGGAACGATAGCGCTCGCATTTGATCTTGATACTGGGCATCTAATTGTTGCTGTGCAACAGATCGTTGTGTTCCGCCTGCGGCAGCCAATGCGGTAGCACGAGCTAAATCGCTTTGTTGTTGCAATGCGCCTTGCTGACCCAATCCTTGACCCAATTGACCATAAGCAGTAGCAGAACCAAGTTGTGCTTTTTGAGCGGCATCGAATGCGCTCTGCAATCCCTGTGCCTGCAATGTTCCTAATTTGGTTTGAAGATTACGGTCTTGCTCGGTTTGTGCCAATAGTTGACGTGCACCACCGTAAGTGCCTTTTCTAGCCGCATCTAAATTACCAGCTAATAATCCTTTTTGGGCATCACGAATTGCTTCTTGTTTGTTTACGTCAATTACGTTTTGCACGTAGGGTGACATATACATCTGAGTTTGCTCAGGGCTAAGCATGGATCCAAGTGCGCCTAAACCTTGAGCATATGCACCATATCCAGTGCCAAACTGAGCTGGTTGATTCATTGCTCCAATTTGAGCAGCTGCCGTTTGCTCTGTTGGCGATAAACCAGCAATACGTCCAGCGCCTTCTAATCCTTGACCTGCTAATACATCGCCATAAGCCGATGCATAGTTTCTGGAAAATAGCTCTTGCGCTTTAGGTAGAATTCCATAGGCTTGATCAACGCCAGTAAAATACGGCATTAACTCCGCTGGAATTGATTGTTGACCCGATGTGACTGTATTTGTAGTTGCCATAATCTATCCTTTATGCTGGCATAAGTTTTCGGGGCTTAATTGCTCGCCCCTGTTTCTTGGTTCCAACTCGAGCTTGACGAACCCTGTCCATCATCGAATATAGTTGCTTTGCACCAGCTTTTGAAGAACCATTTCCTAGGTGAGACACGACATCCGCTGGAATCACAAACTCCCCATCAGCAAGCCTTGCCTCTTGATTGCCTTCAATAGATGCCTTAATGGAATCGCTCATGCCGTCTCCGCCTCCAGATAAAAAACGTGGAGATCCGCCAGCAGCAAACTGTTGCATACCGCCTACAGCACCTTCATTAAAGGCTGGTTGAGAGAGTCTGCTTAGAGCTAAATTTGGCATGCCGCCAGCAGCATATCCTTGACCAAACAATCCTTTTTGCAGGTTGCCCTGCATCATTCCACGGGCTTCATCCATGCCAGATTCATCATCGACTGAGCCGCCCATAGCGTATTGATAAGGATTTTCTCTTACCGCTTGCTCTGCACGTTTTTTCCCAGCAGCAATGCGATTTAAAAAATCCTGTTGCTCTCCCTGAGTTGCTGCAGCAGCAGCATCGTAAGCTGCTTGCTGTTTAATGCCTTCATCTATAGCCATCATGCCAGATCCACCCATAATTGCCATGCCAGCAGAAGGAATTCCTGCTTTTGTAGCGAATTGAGCGGCTGCAGGAGCATATGTGCTACCGCCTGCTAAATTTCTAACGCCAGCAGCCATGGCATCAGGATTTCTAAAGAAACCTGAACTAACAGTGTCTGGGTTACTTAATGCCGCATCCACAGCGCCCGATGTAAATCCAGTTCCTGTGCCTGCCCCTGCGGCAGTAGTTCCAGCGGCTTCAACGCCAGCTCCAATGTTAGATAAACCATAGGCTGCAATACCGCCCATCATGGCACGTTTCATATTAAAGCCACTGCCAGGATTACCAAATCCACTGGACAATGCGCCAACACCAGCAGCTGCAAAAGGACTAGCAATAAACGGTGCAGCAATTAATCCAGCGTATGGAGCTACGTCACGTAAAAACGGAGCAGCATTACCAATTGGGCGAATAATGGCTTTTTCAATTGGTTGTGTTAATCGAGTGGCAGCCCTTGATAGACCGCCTAATCCAAATCGTTTTACTTCACCACCTTCAGCGTAACTAGGATATGGGTTTCTATATCTATATACGTTCTCGGCGTTTACACGATTACGTAAAATATAAGGATCGTATCGATTTCCAGCTGATCCGTACCCGCCAGAATAACCACTGGAAGAATCCCCATAAGAACCGCTTCCACTACCAGATGGCGATCCTTGTGGCTGTTGATCACTGCCACCTAAAAGTGTCAAAGCACCTATGCCAAGTGCTGCTGATTTATATGGGTTTTCTAAAACATAAGACTTAGCCATATCATAGGCAGCGCCTGGTAATTCCGCAGCTCTGTCAAACATACCCATTGCGACCATTCTTTCGGTTTCTTCGCTGGCTGGAGTACTAAAATCAGTTATTTTTACCCCAGTGTCTGGGTTATAAGATACGTTTGAGCCAATGTTTGTATCTTGCGCTTTTCTAATCAGTTGCTCAAAGGCTTCTTCATCCTTTGTTATTGTTGGAATATTAGATGCCGCAATCGTTTCTTGACTTACAGGGTCGTAACTTAATTGATTAATGCCGTCTGGCATATCCTGATAGAAAGCGTCTAAACTTAACTCAGCGGGAACGCTTGGCGCATATGCGGAATCAGGCGTTAATAAGACTTCCCCATCTGGAAGATCTACGTATGGAGTTTCTGAGGGTAATCCAATTGATGACGCATCATACGATGGAGCACTACTTGGGAATAAAAATTCCCCGTCTGGCATGTCCACGTATGACATTTCTGATGGTAAGCTAAGGGATTCGTAATAGCTCGGAGAGGCAACATTAAGTAATGTGCCTTCATCCAAAAGATCGACATACGGCGTTTCCGATGGGAGTGCAAGGCTCTCTGTACCCACTTCTCCTAATGAGCCTAAACCATATGACAAACCACCAGCTAAAGCAGCGTTTAAAGCTATTTGATCTAAAGGTTTTCCTTGAATAGCACCAGTAGCCGCACTTGTTCCTGCAGCCAAAGCCGCAGCCTGACCAAGAGTTAATGCAGCTCCTGTAAGCATGGGGGCTGCATACGGAACGGCAACAGCAGCAACTGTTCCCCAGCCGCCAGGTATCGTATCGCCAACAAAGTCATCTACACTAGCTAAAGCGCTGCCAACTCCTTCAGCAGCTCCACCGATTGCATCACCAATTCCCTGAACGGCACCGCCTATTGCGTCACCGATACTGCTAACTATTCCACCGCCGCCGCCTTCTAAGGTCATGCGCTGTTTAAACGGATTATGTCTTCCGCCTAAAGGTTGAAAGGCATGGATGGGAAGAGTGGATTCTAGGTTGTATCTCATACTTTAGCCATCCATTGGTATTTCGGCAAATTTGATTTTTCTACTTTAACACCGCTAATATTAAGCATTTGCACAACAGGTGAATCTATTGGCGCAGTTCCATAAACTGCTTTTAAATCAGATTCTTTGATCTTTTTAATAAAATATTTAATGGATTTTGCTACGGCTATTGGCTTGTCCAGAGTGTATAAATGAAGCTCAACCAATCCTTCGCCAAGACGGACTAGAAATAACACTGAATTATTGTCTTTTAGCAACACGCCATGACCAGAGCTAATTAATTTTTCTACGGCAGCCAATACCTTTTCGGAGCCGTATTTAACGCTTTCTTTGTCGTTTAGAATAATTTCTGATGTTTTCATATAATAGTCACCGTTACTGTTCCTATACTACCTGTTGCAAATATTCCTTGGAAGTTGTTTGTCACGGCTGTGACACTTCCAACTGTCCCCGTTCCCGAAACACCTTCTACATAAGCTATATTTGGCAACACTACTTTTAAGTACTCGCCATCCCGAAAGACTGTACCTTCTGGCAAATTGTAACCCGATGTTGGCAAATTTAATAGCCGTAAGCCATCCATCTGTAAAGGCACGTTGGAATCTAACTGAGTAAAATACAGCCGTAATGCCCCAATTAACTGAGATAAGTGCTGTTGATCGTATTCGGTTGGCGCTAAAGGTAATGCTGGCGCACGGAATCGTTGCATTCCCATTAACGTTTTCCATCTGGTCTACCGTCCAATCTTGGACTACCTAACTGCCACTGCACGTCTAAATTATTTGACTCAATCTCAACGGCTATCTGCCTAGCCCTAGCTCGCATAAAGATTTGATCGGTATATATATCCACCGAAGTCTCGATTACTGCCCCCGTCTCGGTATTGGAATAGGCGTTTCCTGGGAAATTACGGGGTTTTATGAGCATGGTAACTTCAGGCGTTGCGGCGGTAGAGCCTTGAAAATTAACGTCAGGGATGATTCGCTTTGTCAGGATGAACTGATCGCCATCTACAAGATCAAAGTCTGAAGAAGCAATATAGGAGTTCATTGGCAGGATATTGTCGTTTAAACCTTGTTCGTGGTTATACAGGACGCTATCCGCTGTAATGGTGGTTAAAACAACGTTCTGGGAGATATTGACAATATACGTACCTACGCCACCAAGCCCAGTTCCCAAAGCTGTTATTGTCGTGCCTACAGCTACGCCTGCACCTGCGATGATCGACCCCACTTGTAAAATACCCGACGATACCGCAGTCACTGTAAACGTTGTATCGGAAATAGAGCCTGTTATATAGGTTGCTGCAGAGGCTTGAGGGTATTCCCTAAGTGAGGAGTCTGACCACGCCGTACGGTCTATCGTGCCGTAGTACCAGATTCGTTCTAAATGGTTGTAAATAACATAAGCATTGTTTACTTGACTATCTGCCGTTGGGTAAAACCACCAGATTTCATTCCAGCCTTCATTTGTGCCAGAGATAATCTGATCGGCTTGGTCATAGTTTAGGTTCTGAAATACGTGATTTCTGATTGAACAAGGTAAGGTTTCAACCCGACCGCCATAGGCATAGAACTTATCGTGCCCGAACCAATAAGCAGTATTGTTTACCGTTACGACCGACCGTGGGCTAAGAATAGAAATATTATCGGATAGCTCTTGCAGACCAAATACATCTGTTGTGCCTAAAAACTGCAAGGAATTTAATGTGCCTTCAGTAAATACAAGGATCTCCTGACGGGTGGCAATTGCACACACAATGGCAGAACCACGAGAAACTCGCAAGAATCCTGCAGAATTCGTTACTAACGGTGTCCAGACGTTAGGCTGATCTTGGGTAGCAAAACGGATTAACAGGGGGTCAAATGTAGGAGCAGATGCTCCAAATGGCGTACATCCAAAGGCTATAAGATGCTTGTTGTTTTGAGATACCAAGATTTGCATTGCTTGGTCTGGAACGTCAGCAGGGGCTATTCCGCCAATGGTTGTTGTTGCTAACGGTGTGGCTCTAACAGTTGTTCCACCAGCGTACTGCCAGTAGTAAATAACACCATTACGGATATTAGCCACAAGGTCATTATCAAAGTTCTGCAAAAACCAATCCCGCTGTGGGTTGACAACTGGTGTAGGACTTCCAGAACCCCAAGCGCCACGACTCCATGTACCTGCGCTCCAGCCGTTTCCAAGCGAAGCAGTATCGTTACCTACGCTAATTTGAAAAGCAGCTGTAATAGCCGTTCCACCCCCAGAAGCTGAGGACGTAGCCGCAGTCGCAGTGGTAATCGTAAAGGAGTTTACGTTTACTAAAGTTACAATAAATTCCGTATTTAAGTTAGGAGCCGCAATCCCGCCTACCGCTACCGCACCTGAAAAGGTTACATAGTCTCCGTCTGTTGCTCCATGAGAAGTAATAGCAACGGTAACGGTGTTAGAGCCATCAACTGTTGTAAAGCAATTATCTGTAGCGGGAGTAACAAAAGTTTGGCGTATCGGGGTGATGTCATTAAGAATCTGACCTGTCTCAATGTAGAGTTTTTTAGACGTGCCAAGGGCTAAATAATTATCTGAGTTAGTTGTAATCCAGTTAAACATTTGACGGCAAATACCTGCTACCGTAAATGTCCCATAACGTAGCCAGCCGCCTATCTTCTGTGGGTAGCCAGAACGGAAGCGAACTTTATCGCACTCAAACCAACCGCCTTCGTTGGTGTAGTTAGTTTGATCCCTGTTTAAACCTGGCTTGAACTGGAGCTTTTGTAATGGCATTCGGGTTTACCCTAGGAAAATGAACGTGTGCCTTGCTTGTCAATGATAAGCGTTTGTCTGCGTGGTGTCATGTCTTTTGTATTGGTTACAGAAATATGAGTCCACCCGCCAGCGTTTGTTTCTGGATTGTAAAACTCCCGAATAATCTGATCAAATTCAATATTAGATTCAATGATTGCTCGGCACACTTGGTCTGGATTCATGCCAGGAACACGAATGTCGGCGGCACAGCCAACACGATGCTGTGAACTGTCCTTAGATCCTACGCCATCATTCACCTGTTTGGAACGAAAAGCACTGTTAATCATAATAGGCTTACCGAGCAAACTGCGCACTTGTTCAAGCATTTCTGCCAAACGTACTAAATTGGCAATTTCAGAAGCATTGGGGGTATTGTTCCATCCATTACGAACGGCAGTTTCTGAAGCTGTTAACTCTGCAAGAGAAAAATTTTCAGTTAACTTTGTCATTTTGTTTAGCTTTCATGTCCATGATCTTCTCAAGGGTGCGACCGCCAAAGTAAAACGACATGACTAACATGCCCCACTGACCCAGCAGTTCTACATATTTCTCATTAGCGTTATTGCCAAAGGCTGACATCATGGCAAATACAAAATAACCGCCAAGAATAAAGATTAAGGTCATGGGGCGAATGTTCTTGGATAGCCAGCTATCACTAGCCATGTCCGCTTGCGCCCGTTTAGTGACTTCTTGGGATTCTGCGGTATCTGCCTGTATTTCAGCTAGTTTGCCATCTTGGGCAAGTTTGGCTAATTCTAATTGAGCTTGGGCTTTTGCTTGTGGATCTGGAATCAGTTTGTCAATGAGCTTCATTCCAACGCCAACGATGGTTTCTAGTCCTAACATTATTTACTCCTTGATAACATAGTTGCTGCGATAAAAAGCATTGCTCTTGTTTGCTCTAAATCGGCTGGTTGTTTTTCCCAACCAACGGTAATCTGTCCTACAAACTTACTGGGG